AAAGCATCTGCTTCAAGGTGTCTGTGGTGGGGACGAGTGCTGACCATCGCCTTATGTATGCGGGAGACTATGACCTCATGGAGGATGTCCCCTACTCTGCCTCGACCGTTCGTGCCTTCCAACGACTCTGCCAGACTCGGGTCGGCAAGATTGTCGATATTAAGTGTGGCGAGGTGAAGGAGTGGAATCTCATACCTGGGAAGTATGACGTCGAGTCGGCGAAGGCATCCCTGTCTCGTCTGTGGCAGGATAAGGTCATCACCGAGTCCGAATACAAGGAGGGACGCTCTCTCCTCAAACCGCATCTCACGCCCGTCGAGGTGATTGAGGTGCGCAAGGCACTCCGTTTCGGTATTCTTCGCTGGACACCCGCTCAGGTCAAGGCAGGGCATATGACCTATCGGGGTCGGGTCTTCTACCTCGCCGACTCCTGTAAGACAGGTATGACGAAGATTGATATGATTGCCTGGGTCAAGGACAAGTATGTCGAGGTCAGCAACATCATCACGTGGATGCGCAAGGGTAAGCCACTCGTAAAACCCGTTCCCTTCACCAACGGCGTTCTCTCGGACTTGGCGGTCTATCTCAAGGAGGGCAACTACGTCAAGGTGGCGAAGCGGATGCTGTCCTACGCCAAGTTCCGCAAACTCCCCGAGGAGGAGACCCTGATTGACCTGCTGAATACGCCCCTCGGTGCCATCTACGTCGTCGTCGCTGACCTTGAACTGCTGGAAGAGTTCCCCAAGGCAGTTCAACCCAAGAAGCGACAGGAACTCGATTGGATGCGGGACAGACTGGCGAAACTCTACTTCCCTGCCTTTGATAGTGCCACCTCTCCAACCAAGTTGCTTCCCTCGTTAAAGACGCTTTTACAAGAAAAGACGAAGATTGCCCTCGAGGAGCGCCACCTCCTGCCTCTACCCAAGGCGTATAAGTTGTGACACGAGAGTGACGAGTTGGAAAGGGTCAATCAAAAATAGCGTGAGTAAATACAAATGCCGAACGTGTCTCTGTCCTTCGACAAGGGTGGCGTTCCTATCGCCAAGGTCTCAGGTGGAGATTACAACGGCGACATTCTATACCTACACCAAGAGGAACATCACCAGAAGGAGGGGAAGGGCGGTAAGAAGGGCGTCCAAGAACTCGAGTTGGGGAAGCATCGGTTAGGCAAACTTCCCGCTCGTAAGCAGATTGAGGTCATGACCGTGCTTCAGGAGGCGTATGCCCGTGGCATCCCGCCCGAACACCTGTCGCCCGAGTTAGTCCGTATTCCTGGGGTCATGGACGCCTACCTCGAGATGTCAGGGAGCGCCAAGAAGGAGGAGGAGACTCGGGTCAAGTTGCCGATGGGGTCGACCTTCACCCTCCTCCCAACCAAGGACCCCAAGAAGCGGGAGGTGTGGTATATTGCGGGAGCATCAGGGTCAGGCAAGTCCTATATCGCCCGTGGTCTTGCCGAGCAGTATCTCAAGCAGTTCCCCGACCGTGATGTCTACCTCATCTCCAAGTTGGAGGAGGACGACACCCTCGACAATATGAAGGGGCGCAAGTGTATCCGCCTCAAACCCGCCAAGTTGATGGAGAACCCCCTGAAGGACTTGGAGATGCTCCGAGACAGCATGGTCATCGCCGACGACTACGACACCTTCACGGGCAAGGAACTCAAGGCAATCCTCCAACTCATCGACGACATCGCCATCATGGGTCGCCACACCAATACCTCCCTCCTGTGCCTGACCCACTACCTCACCAACTACTCCAAGACCCGCCTCCTCCTCACAGAGGCAACCCACTTCGTTCTCTATCCCCTGTCCACAGGCGCACACTCCCTCAACTACCTCCTCAAGACCTACCTGGGAATGGATAAGGACGAGGTCGCTATTCTCAAGAAGGGTGGGTCTCGCTGGGTCAGCATCTACAAGAACTATCCCGCCTTCGTGGTGACCGAGAATGAGGCGTTCTTGCTCTCTGATATTCGTGGGGGAGAGTAATAAGTGTGGATGTCCGAGACGGTTGCGGTCATTACGTGGCACGGGAGTCTTGAGGACTACCTCGCCAATCTGGGTGAGAAGGCGCACTGCCTCTCGTGGTGTCATCACAACGCCGAGGTGGTCTATTCCACTCGCAAGACCTTCATCGACCTTCCCGTCATCATCCTCTCCGCCGTCACGGGGTTCTGCTCCGTCGGCAGTTCTACCATGTTCGAGGGGCAGTCTCGCCTCAGTTCCATCATTCTCGGCATCGCCTCGCTCTGCGTGTCCGTCCTCAACACCACAGGGTCATATTTCGGATGGGCGAAGAGGGCGGAGGGTCATCGCTTCGCCACCCTGATGTATTCCAAACTCTTTCGCAAGATTGTCGTCGAGTTGTCCCTGCCTCGAGACGAGAGAACCGAACCAGGCGCTCTCCTGAAACAGGTGCGAGAGGATTATGACCGCCTCCAAGAAATCGCCCCACTTCTGCCCTCGATGGTCATTCGGGACTTCAAGGCACGATTCGGGACGGATGCCTACCAGTCCGTCAGCAAACCCGAGGAGTGTAATGGGTTGGAGCATATTATCGTCTATAATAAGTCTGAGGTCTACACAAATGAAAGGGGGATTGTTGATTCGCCCATACAAGACGGGCTTCCGCACCTATCTTCACGGAACCGCCTTGTCTCGCAAACCCGTGGAACTCGAGAGGGCAGTCCAGCAGGCAGACGCCCTCCGCAGGAAGGGTCGAGCGAAGGACATACAGGCGTATCCCCTGACGGACACCGACATGAGAACGGTGATTCCAACCTTGAAAATCTTGGCTTACCCCGAGTTGCTGAGGGCGACGAGCATTGATGAGGTCTTGGATGAGAAGGGTCGTCTGATGCTTCTCTACCTGACCGAGAACGAACACACGGGACACTGGGTCTGTCTCCTCAAGTTGCGAGGAACGAACATCGTGGAATACTTTGACCCCTACGGCGGGTTCAAACCCGACGGAGAGGCACGGTGGTTGGATACGAAAAGTCTCGAGCAGTTCGGACAGGCGACCAAGCATCTCTCTCACCTTCTCAATACCTCGCCCTACGACATCAAGAGCAACGCCGTTCCCTTCCAGTCCGAGGAACGGAATATGAACACCTGTGGACGCCACTGCCTCTGCCGTCTCTACCTCAAACATCTCACCCTGCCCGAGTATGCGAGGATGGTTCAAAAGGCGTGTAAGGACGGGGACATGACGCCTGATGACTTCGTCAGTGGTTTCACCTATTATCTTATCGGCAAGTAGTTAGTTATTTGAGTTGCGCCCGTAAGTCCGCATCGTGCTTCGGGTTGCCGTCCAGAAAGGAATACACCCTCGCATACGCCCACTGCTCCTTGCTGAGTTTCATACTCGGAGGCGCATGGACACCCTTCTTGAAACTGCCTAACATTCTCACACTATCGGGTTGCGTCTTGTATGCCCCGATGCCTCGATTATATACCTGCTGGATAAGGCGCAAGGGAACTCCCGACGCCTTACTCAGGTCAGACAAGGAATAACTCTGGTTCGCCAGATGCGCCTTACGAAGGTAGGACTCTCGGTGTGTGAGCATACCCCTTACTTGTTCTCCCCATCCAAAAAGTTCTGTCGATGTTCCCGTGCCTCCTCCAGCGTGGAACAACACCGAAAGAACACCTGCTTCTTCTTTCGCACTATCCTCACCTGATACGGGTGAAGCAACTTGAGTGGGTCGTGATAGATATTCGGTTCAAGAATCGTCGCACCCATCGCCCTTTCTACCAGTAGTCTTTACCTGCGAAAATGCCTTCTTTACCCGACTAACACAAAAATAGTTTTTTGTTGTGAGGGGTGTGTTGTGTCCTGTGTCTTACTCCTTGCCCTCGACACCCGCAATCTCCACGTAGGTGTAGCTGCCCTTGGGCGCACCCCACGGCTTCTTGAGGATGGCGTAGGTGTTGTCCTTGACCTTCATCGTGAACCAGTCGTGCGGGTCGTGAATCTGGCGCTGGTTGTTGCGGTTTTGGATGAAGTCGACCACCTGTCGGTGCGTCCACTCCATCGGCATACCCATCACCTCTCTCCCTTCTTTCAGTCCGATGTTCGTTGTGTCGTAGTTGTTTCCGTTCTTGTCCTGGTTCCAGAAGTGCCAGAAGACCGAGTTGACGTCTCCGAAGGGGTGGGTTAGGCAGTATCCCGCCACAATGCGGTTGCCCGTCTCCCCGAACTCCAGCACCGCATTCGACAGGCACTCGCCTATGGGGCGACTCGTCTTGGGGCGGCACTCCACCGCAATCCGCTTGGTGAGGTTCACGCTCTGGTGAACATACTCGGCGGCGAAGTCGGCGTTCTCCACCTTTATCTTGTTGACTTCCTCGAGGATGGTCTTGACCCAGTCGGACTTCTCCAGCTTATCCATTCCAAGGGTCTTCGCTACGGTGTTCGCATTCACCATCACCTCGAAGAGGGCGTCTCCGTGGTATTTCATTCTGTTCTGTTGCTGTTGCTGTTGCTGTGGCTAGGGGGCAAGGTCGTTGTGCTTGGGGGTGACTGCTTTCGTTTTGACGAGTTCAAATCCGTTTTCTGGGGTTGCGTTGCTGTTCGTTGTTTCTTGGTGTATTCCGCTTTCGTTTTGATGGATAAGAATCCGTTTTCTGGAGTTGGACTGCCTTGGGCGGGGGCGGATAAACTCCGCCAGTGCGGATAAACTCCGCCAGTGCGGATAAACTCCGCCATCTGGGGCGTAGGTCTCCCTTACGCATTTTTTATGAATCCGTAAGGTAAGGTTTTCTTACCTATTGTCGTGGGCGGAACAGAGCGCCCCTTACCTTCGGGTTGAGTCCATTACGGATTCGTTGGACGGGCAAAAATTCCGTAATGGAATCCGTAATGGAATCACCTTACCTGTTTTGGTTTGCCTCCTGATTTCCTTACGGATTATTACGGAATTACGGAATATTTGGATAAAGTCG